TTTTCAACAAAGACATAGGTTCATGGAACACATCATCTGTAACTAGCATGAACAGCATGTTCAGAGGGGCTTTGGCGTTCAATCAAAATATTGGATCGTGGAACACGGCATCTGTATTAGATATGAGTTACATGTTTAATGGTGCATCTAATTTTGATCAGAACATTGGATTGTGGAACACTTCCCGTGTAACTAACATGACAAGTATGTTTTATTCTGCTTCTGTTTTTAACCAGAATATTGGATCTTGGAATACGTCACTTGTTGCTAATATGAACAGCATGTTCTTTAACGCATATACGTTTAATCAAGACATTGGATCGTGGAATACGTCAAATGTAACAAACATGGCAAACATGTTTAGAGGTGCCACAGCATTCAATTGCGGGCAAGCAGCTGGCGTTGTCCATACTCTTATGCAGCGAACAGTTTCTGGTGGGTGGAGAATTGGAGGAATCACAAGCGTAAACCTTGCCTCTATGGTCCAGGGCGCACTGTCATTTGCTGGAGACATTTCGTCTTGGTGTGCAAACTCTGCAACAACACTTCCTGTAAGTTTTGCAACGCCTGCAAACGCGAACTTCACCGTATCCATTCAGCCAACATGGGGTGCATGTCCTATTCCTGATTAAACCGCCAACCCTTTTTACGGTGGCCCAACTTCTGAACGAAAGAAACTTAAATGACCTACGCACTCACAGACGGTCGGAACATCAAAGTCTACCCTTACAGTGTTGGTCTGCTTCGCCGCGACAACCCGAACGTCTCGTTCCCGGCGAGCCCTACGGACGCACAGCTTGCCGAGTGGATGGTGTTCCCGGTGGCAGACGCCGCCCAGCCTGCCTACGACCCGCTGACACAGCGCGTTGTCGAAGGCCAGCCTGCGCGTTCCGGCGATGCCTGGACGCAGACATGGGTAGTCGAGCAACTGTCTGCCGCCGAAGCCGCGCAGGCCAAGACGGATGCCATGTTCAATCTCCGTGACGAACGCACCAAGCGTCTCGCGGAATCGGACTGGACGCAAATGGCTGATGCCCCGCTGACGGAACCACAACGCAAGGCATACGCCGCCTATCGCCAACAGTTGCGCGATCTGCCTGAGAACACGGAAGACCTCCTGAATCCCATTTGGCCCGCTGAACCGAAGGTGCAGTGATGTTTGACCTTGCAACCGCGAAAACCCGCCTCGGGCTGACGACGATCGCCCAGGATGCCATGGTCACGTTGACCCTGAACACGGCCATCGCGGTGGCGGAACGGTATTGCGACCGCAAGTTCATGTATGCCGCCGAGACGGTGAAATTCTACGATTTCCACGGCCACATGATGTTCCTGCCGCGGTATCCGATTGTTGCGGTCTTGCCGAGCAGCACAGGAATCCCGTCCACGTATCACGTTCATAACCGGCTGGGCGCCATCGAATTGCACGGGGCCACCTACATTGAGACGGCATCAATCGACTATGCCGGCGGCTACCAGGTTCTCCCGGCTGACCTGGAACTGGCGCTCTGGGGCGTCTTCGATACCCTTTGGCCGTCTGTCAGCGGCGGTGGCTCAACTGTGGCAGCCGGGACAATCGAATCCATCACGGTTTCCGACGTTGGAACCGTGCGTTTTGCTGCGAACTCTGGTAATGCAAATGCATCAGGTGGTTCGGGCGATGCGGCAATCTATGGGCCGTATTTCTCGATCCTCCAGACCTACCGGAGGGAGACATGCTAGGCGCTGGCGATTTCAGCAAGGTCAAGGGTAGCTTTGAACAGGTGGTAAGCCTGCTCGGTGTTCCCTCAACGTGGACCCAAGCCAAGCCGCCGCACGGCACTGCAGCCATCAATGTCGGGCTGAAGACAGCTGGGCCCAAGGATGTCGAGATCGTCAACGCCTTTGGCATCGACGCCAAGATCCTGACAATCCGCGCCATGGATATGATCACGCCGCCCGAGAAATTCGACACGTTCACGGTGAATGGGGAACGCTTTACCGCCGATGCCGTGCATCCGGTCCTGCTGAACGGCACGGTGATCGGCTGGAAGATCTATATCCGGGGAAGCCGCTGATGTCGGCCTCCTATGTCCGCAACAAGGTCCGTCAATGGTGCGCCGCCGCCGCCGCGTCCACTGGCATCCCGTTCCACGACACGGTGAACGTGAGCGTGAACCCGACCGACCCCGTGTGGTTCACGGTGGCTTTCGTCAGCGAGAGCCATGAGGGCACGTTCTGCAAGCCCGACTTTATTGAGAACGGCTTCATCAGCGTGGTGTTCTTCGCGCTGCCGGGCACTGGCGACACCGCGTGCATCACCGCCGTCGAGGCCGTGATTCCGGTGCTGTTCGCGAACCTTGATCTCAAGCTTGCGCTGATCAACTACGACCCCGTTGACGAGGATAGCCTCGGTTCAGCGGATAAAGATTACAGAATGTCAGTTAGCATGAATTACAGGCTGTCCCTGTGATGAGAAAAGTGTGTGCAACGCAACCTGCTCTAGGAGATAAATCATGAGCACTGCATCTTCCACAAAGGGCACGAAGGTTTGCGTGCTCAAAGGCGTTTCTACCGCTACCGCGCTCACCCCGACTTCGATCACGAAGGCCAAGCCCGCCGTCGTGACCGTTGCCGCCGTCACGGGGCTTTCTGTCGGCGACCTCGTGTCGTTCCCAGCAGCCGGCGCTACGGGTGCCACCGGCATCTCGTCGCTCGACGGCAAGTCCTGGGTCATCGGTTCCATCGATGCCACGGCGAAGACGTTCACGCTGGCCGGTTCCGACACCACGACCGACACGGGCACGCTGGCGGCGACGCCCTCCATCAACGCGTATCCCAATGCCGCGAACATGCTCTGCCTCTGTCTGTCGAGCATCACGTTCAACCCCGGCGAGGCCAGCACGGTCAGCGTGGCGACGTTCTGTGACCCGACAGCAACCATACCCAGCCAGGTGATCGAGGCTGGCACAATTGAGATCGCCGGATACGTAGATGTGACTGATCCGGGTTACATCGAATTGCTGGCCGCGCAGGCGGACGGCAAGTCTCGCACTTGGCGTATAACGCTTGGCAATAATCAGGGATACGTCATCTTTGATGGCATCCTGTCCACGCTGTCGCTCGACATCCCGCTCGACGGTGCCACCGCCTACAGCGGCACCATCACGCTGGGCTCCGCGTATCGTCACCTGTTTTAAGGTGGCGTAGGCAGCCGGTTCTGGTTCTGCACACTTTCCAGAATCGGCTGCCGACCAACCCTCAAAAGTGTGCAACTGAAAAAGGTGCAAACATGAAAACCGAAACGCTCGTCATCGACAACACCACTTATGAAATCCGTGCGCTTACGATGGAGGAGGGCTTTTCCTTCATCAACGTCGCCACCGGCGCTCCCGATGTCGTGGGCCTGATCAAGGCTGCCGTCAGGATCAACGGCGCTCCCGTGGCCGAGGGCTCCATCAGCATGTCGGACTCCATGAAGCTGATGCCCATCGTGATGCGCCTCAACCTGCCGCAGGAGGCCGCTTCGGGAAACGCATGACGCCGCAGCGCAAGAACGTGTTCCAGCTTGCAGAGAACCTCGGGATGACGGTTGCCGTGCTGATGCGCGACATGCCGCTGTCCGAGTTCTGCGAGTGGATGCAGTTCTATGGCGAGCGTGCGGAAGAAGCAGACCGCGAGGAAAAGAAGAAGCCGAAGCTGCCGCCGAAAGGCGCTGACCTCGTGATGCGGGGGTTTGGAATCTGATGGCCCGGCTTCGCAATCCAAGCGCCCAGAAACTGGTTGTCGAGATGTTCGGGGAAATAGCCTCGACAACCAGAACCTATGTTCAGGCTGTCCTGAACAAGGAAGATGCGAAGTCGCCGGAAATTTTCTACTGGCGTGGGCGCGGCATCCAGAAGTCGCGGAAGGTGTCTTCCGTTTCGGCCATTCCGAATGACGGCATCACGCCTGTGCCATCTGGCATCGGCGTCGTGACGCGCAAGGGCGAGAACATTGCCCATCTGGTCGCGCAGGCATTCGCTAGCAAGTTCAGGGCAGCCGCGCCACGCCGGACCGGGCGTTACGCCGACAGCGACAACTACATGCTGAACGGGCGCATCCGGGCCTTGTCGTCCATTGTGCGCTACGGAACGACGAACCCGTTCACCGACAAGGAAATCGTCACGATCTATTCCGGTTCCTTGTATGCCTCGAAACTTGAGAGCGACTATTACCGCCGCAACCGGGCGGGCATCTGGCGCAAGATCGCGCTTGAACTGATCGCGCAGTTCGGGTCGAAGGCGTCGATCAGGTTTACCTACATCAGCGGCTCGCAGCTCTCGGCTGGTTTTGTCTGGATGACGCCGGTCATCCTGATCGGCGCGGCTGGCGCGTTTCCGTCGAATGTGTCGCGGCCAGGATACCAGCACAAGCGCCGCTCGCGCCGGGCCGCCAAGCAACTTTCTCGTGCCAGATCAGGGAGGCCCAACTGATGGCCGTCACGGCTCAATTCGATCTTCTGTTCAAGGTGCAGGGCAGCCCAGAGGTTGCCAACATGCAGGCGCAGTTGAAGGCGCTGGGTGCGGCAACTGCCAACGCGCAGGCGAAGTTCAACGGGTTCGGCACGTCCGCCGCCAACATGAACAACGCGATGGCAAAC